GAATGCGAGCCACCCACCTGTTTGTCCATAGTGGTTTGACGGGCTACCTTAGCTACTCGATCCCAATCTGCTGGCGATGCGTCATTGATGCTCATATTGATTCTCCGTTAAAGTAGACTTCTTGTGTCTCAAAGTTGTAGTCTTTAGCTGTGAGGATACGCGCCATTTTCGCGTTTTCCCATACCATTTCTTCGCCTAAGCCTTTCTTCAGGAACGTGTCCTTGATGACCTTCCAGATGTCGTCACCAGCTTCTAGAGCCTTGTCTACGATCTTGGCTGCTGTAACCATACCGATGCTGGGGCAGCCCTTGTAGTTGTCTACGGGGTCTCCAGCTAGTATCTGCATGTAGTAGAACCTACGCCCTTCATCGTAGCTGACTTCCACCAGCTCTCGTGTGCTGTCATCAAGGTGCTTGCCCTCAATCATGCGTAGGTCTTTATCTATTGTCCAGATCACGGTGTCTTCTGCTTGGTAGATACCTAGCATGTCATCACCCTCTAGCCTGTCTTCAAAGGTAGCTCCGTACTCATCAATGAGGTACTGGTCAGCGAAGGAGCGTAGCATCGGGACTCGTGTGCCTGCTCGGTTGGCTTTGTAGTAACTTGCCACACCTTTGCGGAAGTTCTTCTTACCTGAGATAAAGACTACTGGCTCAACAGCATCCGACACCTGTTCTTCTAGGGACTCTACTAGACTCTGGATGATGCCGTCTATCTTGGTCTTACAGGTGTCCTCATGGGCGTGTAGGCTCCACTCGCCGTCACCCCAGTTCACTGGTATCTCTGAGCCTGCTGCTGCTTGGTAGGACACTACGTCCCCGTCTATTAGTAATCTAGTCATGGTACTCTTCCTCTTCTTCCATCTCGCTTACGTCAACCAGTTCTATGCCTAGCTGCATTAGTCGCCACCGTATGATGGACTCTACTGCTAGTCGTACACCGAAGGCTACACTAACGAACCCTAGGCTTAATGCCAGTATAATGTTAAATATAGATACGCTCATGTTAGCTCCTGTGGTTAGCCCACCTTAGTGATCGGTCAACAGGATCAAAGATCAGGTACACTACACCTAGCTTCTTCTGAGCTACGGTGCGTCCCTTAACTGTTGAACCCTTCTTCTGCATCTTAACGTCAATCAGGTGTATCACACCACTCTTGATCGCTACTATATCTACTGAGCCAGAGCATCCTGAATTATGGAATACCTCGTAGCCGTTGTCCCAGAGCCAAGTGATAGCATACAGTTCAGCTACGTCACCCAGCCTACTGGGGCTAGTGAGTTTCGCTCCAGTCTTTGCCGACTTTGTACTCTGCTTCGAGCGCGACTTTGAAGCCAAGGTCTTTCTCGACTTGCTTGATTGCCTCTTCACAGATCCTTCCAACTTGTTCTTCATAACCATTCTTCACCACCATCTGCACTTCATCGTGGATAAATAAGCCTATCTGAGCCTCGTCCATAGTGAGTCCTGCTGCCCGTAGGTCGTCCTCAATCTGTATGTACCACATCTTACAGATGATAGCACCTGCTGATTGCAGTAAGGTGTTGAGGGCTGCGTGAGCGTGTCGTACTGGGACTCTACGTCCGTCCAGACCTCGTAGGCTCTTGTGTCCTCTCTGGCCTCTTAGGTTCTCAGTGATAGCCTCTCGTAACATCTTAAGGGCAGGGGTCTTGCGTAGGAAACTAGCCTTCAACTTCTTACCCTCGTCCTCTGACCCGCCTACGATAGACCCGATCTTCTCGTCACCAGCTCCGTAGAGGTAGGCGTAGATGAAGGTCTTGGCTGCGTTACGTGTAGGAAGCCCTGCCGCCTCTTGGTTGACTGTGTGTATGTCACCAGACACTACCTCTGTGGCGTAGGCTCCGTCATCGTAGCGGTGCATGTAATGCCCAAGACACCGTAGCTCTAGGCCACTGGCATCCGCACCGACTATCGAGTAACCCTCAGGGGCTCTGAACAAGGCTCTACACTCGACTCCGAAGGGAGCCCCGACTGAAGGTACTTGAGCTAGGTTGGGGGCTGTGTGGGTACAACGAGAGGTTACTGCACCCATCGTGTTTACGCGCCCGTGTATCTTGCCGTGTTTGCTCAACTTCAACCAAGCCTGCTTTCCGTTGGCGATCTGACCTAGTCGCTTGCCTAACATCATGTGTTCCAACAGCAGTTTGGTTTCGGGAATCCCTTCAATACCCGCAAGCACCTTCTCGTCTACCTTAGGTTTCCCTGAGGGCGTGAAGTCTTTAGGCTCCCAACCCCTACGCTGTAGCCTATCAGCTATCTGGTCGCGTGAGGTGGGAAGGAAGGGTGTTACTTTGGTCTTGGTTTTCATCTCAATTACATTGGGCTCGAAAGTATCCACAAGGGTGGCTTCTAGCTGCATGTACCTAGCTGTTATCTTACATGCTAGTTTACCTGCGGCCTCATCATCGAAGGGGAAGCCTCTGTCTTCTTGCTCCTTGCAGAGCTGTGCTATACGCTGCTCCATCTCAAACACTTTAGGCGGTGTGTTCTTGCTCTCAATTAGCTTGAGTAGCTTGATGTTCACCTCGACATCCTGAGCGCAGTAGTCTAACATCGCAATGGTGAAGTGTTCCCATGCGTTATCCTGCTCACCGAAGTCACCCTTAGCCTCGCCTAACCGTTGACCCCAAGCCTTGAGACCGTGGCTTCCAATGAGGGAGCCATCAACCTTACGTGCTGCTAGGTCTCGTACTGCGAGGTCAGGCCAGATCACTCTGGATGCTACAAGTGTGTCGAATATCTTACCTGTGTGTTTGTAGCCGTGGGTCTTTTCCAAGGCTGGTAGGTCGAAGTTGATGACGTTGTGTCCACCGATTACGTCAGCGTTCTTCAGGATCTCAATTCCTTCTGAGACATCCTGAGCTGACATCTTCTCTCCTGTTTCGCTATCACCTACAGCGATGCAGTGCGTCTTGTCCATAGTGGCTAAGAAGCCGTTTGTTTCTATATCGAATACTTTCATATACCCTCCGCTAGAGTGGTTAGTTTAATCGTCTGATTCTATAGCCCCCGCGAACATCGCGCATATCTCCTCGAACTCCTGTCTGAATTTAGGCCAAGGCATGGGGTGGTTTCCTGTTTCTCTCGCTCGTTGTGAGTACACCTTATACGCACCCATCGCCCGAAGCTCAGAGTATTCTAAGGTTGGGTCTGGCATCTCATCCATCTCTCTCTCCCGTTTTGCTGTTGTGTTCACCCCTTGCAAAGAAACAAACAGAACTCATAGTCTATGAACAACTCTGTCTTGTGGTATTCCTGTCGCCCGTTGAAAGGCCACCCATCTCTCCACTGTGAGTGATGGTCGATACCTGCCTTAAGTCGCCCCCACTTTCCGTAGAGTCCAAAGCGGGCGCTAGGGTTACGGCCTGTTTCAACGGCACCGAAGTCAGGCTCAACGAACTTATAACCTGACCCAACATAACCATAGACTCCATCGAACTCGGCAGCCTGTGCAGTCAGTGAGGTAGCCAATAGAACTGGTATGAACATTTTAATCATCACTCTCTCCCGTTAGTATTCCTCATCGAAAGGCGAAGCCTCCGCAGTGAGTGTGTTATACGCAGCCTCATCTATCTCAGACATACGCCCTGTAACAGGTGAGTACAGCAGCCTACCTGCTACACCTGTGTTACCCAACCACCTGTTTTTTAGTACCCTTAGGGTCGCTACGTTAGCCGTGGCTTCTGCCTGTTGGTCACGCTCTAGGCCGATCACGGTGTCGCTAAGCTGTGCTATTGCAGCACTACCACGTAGATGAGACAATGAAGTAGCTGCCCCGTCCTCGTGTCCCTTATCCCCCGCAGGTCTCTTGAGGTGCGTAATGAGTATCATGCCGCAACCTAGTTCTTCAGTGAGAGTCCGTAGTCTAGTCATCAGGTTGTCGATGATGCGCCTTTCGTCCCCGTCACCTATGCCTGACACCACGATGGAGATGTGGTCTAGCACGATGAAGCTACAGTCCATACCCTTTACCATGTACCTGATCTTAGCCAGTAGGTTCTCAACGTCCGTAGAACCGAAGTGGTCGTAGATACGCACCTTGCCTGAGCCTAGTGTTGCGTCAAAGGCTTCCTTCAGCATGGCTCTAGGGTACTCTTTAGGTTCCCCTGACTCATCCAGAGAATCATGAAGTGGGAGGTTAGCGTGGAGCGACATTAAGCCCAGTGCTGTCCTCTTGACGTTCTCCTCTAGAGCTAGGATACCTATAGTTTCCCCTCGGGTAACCAGATGGTGACTTATCTCTCTCGCTAGTTGTGACTTGCCCATACCTGAGCCAGCACACAGTGTCACGATCTCACCCTTGCGGATACCTTTGAGCTTCTCGTTTAACCCAGAGTACGGGTAGGGTGTTGAAGCCTCGTCTGGAGCTGTCACTACGTCCCAGAGGTCTTCACCCATCACGATGCCGTCAGGCTTCCACGTCTTAGCTGACCAGAAAGCGTCTATTAGCTCGGCTGCTCGGCCTGCCTCTAGCATCTCTCCAGCGTCCTTCAGGGGTAGGGTTGCTACCTTAGCCTTACCTACGGGCAGGATAGCTGCGATCTCCTCAGTAGCCTTACGTCCAGCCTCATCGTTGTCTAGCATGAGGACTATAGTGTCGAACTTACTGACCCACTCCAACTGTGCTTTGACGTTGTCAGCACCACCCTGCGCTCCGTTCTTCAGGGAGACTACAGGCCACTTGTGCTGAAAGGCTTGGCTCATAGACAGTGCGTCAATTTCACCCTCAACGATAGTGAGTGCCTTGCCTCCGTCCCTCCAGAGCCATTGTCCATAGAGAGCTGCTGCTTTGAACTGTCCTGTGGTACAGAACTGCTTGCCTTCTGTTCGTATCTTTTGACCGATGGGCTTGCCCTTTGCGGTCTTGTAGTTTGCAATCTGCGCTGCGTTACCATTCCACTCTCCTACTTGATAGTCCCAGAACCTACAGGTCTCTAGTGTTAGCTTACGCTTAGTAAGCGCTTGATGTGTTCCTTGAGCCATTCCCGTAGTAGGTACAGGTTCGATGTTAGCTTCGCTGTTACTGTTGCTAGAACCCCCACCATGAACATGAGCGCCACAGCTATAACAATGCTCACCACCATCACTGTATATGGCACGAGCATCGCTACTACCGCAATCGCTACAAGAGGTTTTGTGGAGTAGAGTGCTTTCAGTTTCGTCCAGTAAGTCTTCATTCATATCATCTCTCATGGTTATATCCAATCACCTTTAACGAAGTAAAGGATCTCTAAGTCGTTGACGAACTCCGCTTCTTCAAGAGACATCTCGTCAGGCCATATCTCAACTACGACAGTGCCGTCCATCTCTACAATAGCTTCTATCAATGTGTTGCGTACACCAGAAGCCCCCATCATATATAGATCAGAACACCCGTGGTGGTATACCAAGGCTGAGTCGTAGATGTTGCACTCCCCTGCCTTAGCCAGCATACTCTCATGTAGTGTGTGAAGGTTATCACCCGTCACTTCGTAGTTGTATAACATGGTTACTCCTCTAGCCACTCCCGTGGCACAGTTCGTTCTGCATATTTGAAGTTGTACCTTTCTGCCCACTCCTGACAAGTCATCTTAGTCCCATCCTTTCGGGTCTTAGCTCCTTGTACTGTTGAAGTTAGGCGCTGGAATACAAAGCGTATGTCTAAATCAGCGTTCTGCTCTTTGACTTTCCTCATCTTACGTTGAGCGTCCTTACGGAAGTAGCCCTTAGCTTCAATGTAGATGTCGCCTATCTTGAAGTCAGGGTTGTAGTCGTGCTCAATGTAGTAGGGGATAGGGTGCGGCTCGTACTCGAACTCAACACCCCTGTCTTTAAGATCAGCGATGATTAGGGGCTCGAAGCCCCCTCTCGATGTAACCGCCATCTAGAAGTCACCCCCAGCAGCAGCGGGGCTGTCCATAGTGAATGTACCACCGTCAGTACCTGAGCCTGAGTAACCGTCTTCTTCATCAAAGAGACTGTCACCACCCGCACCGTTGTACTCAATCAAGTCAATGACCTGTACAGCTTTGAGGCGCAAGGCTGCACCAGCTACGTTCTGGACTACGTAAGGGGCTGCTTCAAATGCCACCTTAACTACCGAGCCGTTACCAATGCCCACTGTACGATCTACAGGTGAACGCTTGGCATCAACTACTACAGGTCGTTGCTCGAATGTAGTGCCGTCCTTCTTACGCACCTCGGCCTTCATCTTGAACTTAAAGACTACGTTGCCTGTTGGCTCGCCTGTCTCGTGGTGGTACTCATCTTTATATGATGCCCGTGTGGACAGAGTGTTCTTTGCAGCAGGCTTCTTCTTAAGCTCTGCATTGAAAGACTCTTGGACTATACCATCTAGTCGCTCACACATTTGTACTGTTGCTGGGTCATCTGCTGGGGCTACTACGTCAATAGTGTAGTCGCCTGTTGCATTGAACTTTGTGTCTGGCTCGAACACTTTAACCCAGTTAGCTTTGCCTTTGATTACTAAGTTAGTCATATATGTAGTCTCTTTAGTTGATGTACATGAAGTATTAACCCTGAACATACTATAGTATACTATAGATATGCAAAGGGGTCTTGAGGGTTTGTTCCTCTTTAAGGTCAGGCTGGGGTTTCACGAGAAAAAATAAGGACTTACTAACACCTTATTTAAGTCTAACCCCCTAGCCTCAGGAACCACAGGAAATGTCACATCCTCTGGTAGTTCCTGTCTTGCTCTCTCTCCTAACATAGCGAGAAAGTCTTGCCCTTCGTATAGTTCAACGAATGCTTCTCTCAGACCCCTATTAAGGTTTCCCATCATAGGCGCGTGAGTTCCGAAGCTATCGTGAACCATAGCAAAGTCTTGTATACCTCCTAAGTCCCTAGCGTTCCTAACGGAACCCACAAGGTGTGCTGCGTCCATAGAGTGAATGAAGTTAGGACTTGCTGCACTCCCTACTTTCCTACGCTGTATGGTATTAGGTATGCTTTGGTTGGCAGAAAGAGCGCGAGTAGACCCACCAATGTGAGTGTGAACCTTAACAGACTTAGACTTTTCATACCTAAGCTCTACCTTAACCCCTGTAGGTGTCTCCCAGTCAAAGATCATATCATTGTCAGCATAAACTAAAGCTAAGTCCTTGATATAATTCATAACTAACGGAGCCGCCACAATACAACGTTCTATAGCCTCCCACACACAGTCGCGAAGGAACCCCACAGCTAAGTAGAACCCATCACCAAACGGGTGGTCATCCCCCAGCTTGTCTGTCACTGAGTCCATGATGTACTCGAAGCACGATGCTTTAGTGCCTGAGTAGGGTACTATCATCACGGGGCGTTTAGTGATCTTACGATCCACACCAATGTTAAGCCAATGAGCTGCTATGTCTGCATGTTCGCCCTTAGTTTCCCTAAGGATGTCCAT